CAGATATAAGCATTCGTTCAAGGCAGCGACCTGCCAGTTGTTAGCTGTGATTGTCGGAGCAGTACCGCCACCACCGTAGGTAAGCATAGTCAGTGTATTACCTACCAGCTTAAATACTTTGTTGTTGCCTGCTGCAACGGTGTACTCAGAACCATTATCTATAACCAATTGACCCATAGCTTCTACGTTAGCAGAGCCTAAGTCAGTGTTGGTAGTGTTCTTAGTTATCCACCCTTTACGAGCGCCTACACGGCCATACTGGTCAATGACACAGTTGACAGCGGTTAGGGCAAAACCAGAGGCTAAGTCCAAGGAGCTATCCTGTGTATTCAATCCATAGAAGCCCGGAGCTGTAATGCTGAAGGTTTGAATAGGTTGTGCCATAAGTTACACAGCCTCCCAAGTCTCTTCCTCAACATACCGTGAACTCTCAATAGCGATAGCGTCAGCTAAGGAGGACTTATAAAGGCCAAAGGCTTCAGTACTGTTCAAGCCACCATCTTCACCACGCTCAACCAAAGCACGGGCAAAGGCTCCTAACACCACAGGCTCTTTAGGAGCAAGCAGTGTATCAGCATCACCTGCCAGTTCTGCTTGAGGGATGTACAAGTTGAAATACAGAGTCAAACCGGCGTTAGGGACAGGGTAGAAGTCTACCTTGGTGTCGCCTGTAGTGTGTACACCGTTAAAGTTATAGTACATTGGATTACCGGGATTCATGTTGTTCAGTAAGTACTGAGACATCATCTTGGTAGTCAATGCGTTGATCTGGCTCTTGTTGGTAATGTCCTGAGCATCAATGACTTTAAAGCGAGTACCTGACCCATTGAGCACATAGCCGTATGTATCAGCCAATGTCTCAATCATCAAGGTATCTGTTAAAGAGTTCCATGCGTAGGCATCTTCTACTTGTCGTTTGGCATCATTAACCAACTTACCCACAAGCTTAGATAAAGTATTCTCATTGACGGTGCTGACTTCAGGTTCGCGCATACGAATCAAGATGTCATTCACCAGTTCAAGGTATGTTGGCAGGGCCATGTTAAATTCCTTCTTTCTTAAACAATTCAAAGGTGCAGATGGTACTGAAAGAGCTACCAGATTCACTCGTCATCACAACGGTATCATTCTCTTCCATCACCACATAAGCCCCTCCATCCATGCGTACGTAGGTTTTAGAACTAACACCACTGTCCATTACGTAGATGTTCTGAGAAGTGCTGGAGTCATGCCAGTACACAGAGATAGACTTGGTAGAGCCTGTGTTGTTGAACAGGTACATCAGTGCCCACTTAGCAAAGTAGCCGAGAGGGACTGTGTACACTGTTGTTGGTGTCGCTGCTGTTAGGTTAATACCTACTGAGACTGGACGGGTCATGGCTGCTCCGTTGCAGTAACACCCACTTCATCCGGAGGTAATGGAACATTGCCGGAGGAGAGCCAAGCGAGGTAAGCAGCGTAATCTGTGTTGGCGGGGTCGAAGGGGATGAAGGCGTTGTCAGCGATGCGTTTGATGCAGGTAGCTGCGCCGACCGGGGTAGAACGAAGAAGTTGATACATGATTAAAGCTCCGCAGAGGCAACCCAGTGGCCTTTTATAAAGATGGCGATGCCATCTTCTACTTGCTGATTCACAGTGAACGATGCCTCACTGATTCGCTCAATACCAGCGTTTGAATTTCCAATCCACGAAAGTGAATTTTGCAGTGCGTAAACCCAATCGCCGTTGATGTTCCCGTATTTGGACATTGTAGGCAAAGCTCGTTTTGTGGCTTTAAAAAACACGGTTGGTCCAGCACCTAAGCGGTTCTGTGCCACCCCAACAACTGATCCAACTTCTGTGCCCAAAAAGCCTACGCTAGGGCCATTAGATGGGACCACGCCTTGCGCAAACGACTTCTCGTAATACCGCTGACACATCATCAGCTCACGCCCGTAGTCCCTGCGCTCAAACGGGGAAGCTTCCACACCGGGTTCAAACTGCACCAGTGACACAGTGCCTGTATTGAATTCAATGTTCAAGTTTGTGCCACCAGTTGCAGTGCCAGTAACCCCAGAGCCAGCGTAAGAGCCAGCACCAATCTTGCCCTGAGCAGTACCAGTCCACGACAGCGCGTATGTGCCGCTGTACAGGTTTACGCCTTCAATCACTTGAATCAACGATCCTGCCGAAATGGTTAGTGTGGTGACGTTGTTGCTTGTGGCGAACGTGTAGGTGCAGCCCGATGCGCCAGCTTTCCAGCGGTCATGGCCGTAAGCACCAGCAGCCAAAGTCACAGTGCCAGATACACCGCGCTGGTTGACCTGAAAGTTGCCGTTGATGATGGCATTGATGACCCCAATAGGGCCACCGTTGATTTGCGAGATGACGAGGTTTCCAGCCATCACAGGGCCTCCAGTTGTTCAGGTGTTGGTCGTGCCAAAGTGGGATGCGACCAGCTTTTGATGTAATCACCTTTGCCATCAGAGTCATTCTGGAGGCGGATGACGGTCACGAAGTCACGGTCTGTGAGTTCAGGGTACAGGGCGATGATGCGTTCGTATAGTGAGGTCATGTTGCGCTCCGTGCGAGGAAACCGTTGAGGTATGTCAAATCAGCACGATTAAAAATTGCCGGAGTAGTGCCCGTAAGTGAAGCGTACAGCTCCAAGTAATCGGTGGTTCCATTCATGTAAACCAAGCACGAACCTACCGCAGATGCTGCGCCGCCAAATGCTTGGTTGAATGTAATACCGGCTCCATTTTTATACAGGTACGCAATAATATGCGTAATGGTTGTGTAGGGATATGCCGCATAGTTTATTTGGTAGTACCCTGCCACGGTTGGCGTGAACCTGTAGTTGGTGGTGGGGTCGTAATTGCCGTTTGTGTCGAAAGCTTCTGCGTTTAACTGAACTTTTGTGGCGACGCTAGCAGTGACGTTTTGTTGTGCGGTAGTTCCATAAGCACTAAACGCTGGCCCATTCACAGGCACACCCGCTGTTGCAGTGGTCAGGATTGTGCCGTTGGAGTCTGGCAGGTTGATGGTGCGGTCAGTGTTGCCGTTGGGCGAGGCAATGGTGAATGTGCCTGTGCCGCTGGCGTTAGGTGTTAAACTTATTTTACTCATTTGTAATCCTTAAACAACTGTCCACCGAGAACCACTAGGCACAGTTACCGTGATTCCGCCATTGACAGTAATAGGCCCTGCACTCATCGCATTGTTACCTGTGGTAATTGTGTAGTTAGCAGCGATAACACTGTTGTTCTCATACAAGCCTTTGGTGGTTGTATTAGCATCTGTATTCAGAGCTGTCCACGAAGCTGTAGTACCATTAGTTGTGAGATACTCACCTGCATTGCCTGTCTGATCCGGCAGAGCATCGACAGCAGCCCAAGAGGTAACTGTACCGTTGGTAGTAAGATACTTACCTGAGTTACCTGTCTGTGAGGGAGTGTATGTGGCAGCTAATGTAGCACTAGAGGCTGCTGCTGTAGCCGAAGAAGCAGCGTTGGTAGCAGAAGTAGCAGCAGCAGTGGCTAATGTGGATGCAGCAGAGGCGCTAGAGGCAGCGTTAGAGGCTTGCGTAGTAGCTGTACTTGCTGATGTAGAAGCAGAGGATGCACTACCTGCTGCGTTAGAGGCCTGAGTAGTTGCCGTAGAAGCACTAGAGGCCGCAGCGCTCGCAGATGCTGAGGCAGCCGTAGCCGAAGAAGCAGCGGCTGTAGCGGAGTTTCCCGCGCTTGTCGCAGACGTAGACGCTGAAGAAGCTGAAGTGGACGCAGAAGAGGCGCTAGAGGCTGCGTTAGAGGCCGAAGTAGAGGCGCTAGAGGCAGACGAAGAAGCATTGGTAGCTGACGTTGCAGCAGAGGTAGCAGAACCGGCAGCAGCAGTGGCAGAAGCAGCGGAAGCAGCAACGCCTGCGTCTACGTTACCAGCAGCGGCTTCAGCGTCAGCTTCAGCGGCCTCAGCAGCGGCTTGAGCAGCCTGAGCAGCATCACGAGCAGCTTGGGACTGAACCAAGAACTCTTGGAATTCGCGAAAGATAGTCATACGTTTTCCTTAGTCTTCTTAACTTGTTTATTAACGACTTTAACTGTTGGTTTGTGTTCTTCGGTAGGGATGATCTCATACCACTCAGGGTTTTCCCTGAAGCTCTTGATGTCTACCTCACTACGCACTGTGGCAATAGTCTGTGGTCTAGTGCTATGCTTCATTTGAAAGCTTACCATCTGTGTATCTCCTTTATTTATTACTCACACTGTAAGTAGTAAAGAAAAGAGAGCCCCGAAGGGCCCTCCTTAATCAGTCATCAAGCAGCAGAAGCGTCAACGATGATTGGCACGCAACCGTAGTCACGCAGTTCGCCCACGCCGTACAGGGTGTCAGC